AAATTCTCAAGAAGAATCTGTAAAAGAAGAAATAGAAGATTTTGATCAACTGTTACATCAGGTTTTGAATGATGTTCGCAAAGATAGTGAGCAAAAAGAGAAATTAGATGATGTCTTGAAACCAATCGAAGGTAAACTTAATGACTTATTAAATAATGAGATAATTACAGCAAGTGATTTGGAATCTATTTTTAACTCCAAAAAAGACAAAGCAAATAAGAGTGATGATGTCAGTTTAATATCAACAACAACTAATGCGATAATGGAAAATACTATTTTATCAAAATTAAGAGGTAATTTTACAACCGAAGATAGTTCTAAAAGATTACGTAATGTAAATATTATAATAGATTCTATATTTGACATGGGTGATAATTTAAAACAAAGACAACACACAGAAACTGGTAAAGATGTAGCAGGAAGAAATCGCGGTGAAAGAAATGATACAACAGTAAAACAGTTTCTTAATGTATGGGGTGGGTTAAACCAACCCGGCACACAGAACGATCAAGTGAAATGGGCGACAGAAAGTTGTTGTTATTTATGTGGTGGTCGAAATGTAAATGAGGGTAGTAGTCCTGAAATGGAACATAAAATACCTAGCTTAGAATTTTTTACAAAAGTTCATAATATGAATGAAAAATATCCAAATTTGAGTGATTCATGGCGAACTTATGTGGATAAAAATATCGACGCAATTCACGACTTATATAATTATATAAACTGTAACCCAAAAAGTTGGGCTATTACTACTAATTTTCAATTAACCAACTTAGATGATATAATTAGAAAAAAATACAAATTTATAGATGATCAAATTAATAAAACATTAAAAAATTTTAAACCAGAAGAAAATGAAGAAAGATTAGAAGATTTTATTAGATTGTTAAAAGTATATTTAATGGAGTTTGCATATTCTCATCATACGTGCAATCAAGTTAAAGAAAATGCTAATTTAAATAATGTAAAAGAGAGAACAGAATATATAAAATCTTTATATCGTGCATTATCACCAACAGTTGATGTTAAGAATATAAAAGGAATGCTTAATTCAAATAAAAGATCTGCTGAAATTTCTAGTATTAATTTAGATCGTAATGTAACAGATATGAGTAATAATAAAAATTATAAAATAATTGGAGGGCATATAGAGTTGATAAATGCGTATATAAAGAAGTATGCATTAGAATTGTATAAAGATGATGAACAAATAAAAAAAAAATCAGATAAAAATAAAGAAGAATATTGTTTAAAAAAAATGATGGTTCAATCAATTAAAAGTACAATTAATTATTTAGTTTATATAAAAAATAAGGAACAAGACAAAAAACAATTAGTATTTGCAAATAAGAATTCTGAGAGATTTATTGATATATTAGAGGCATTAACAAATTTAAAAAAAATTATGGATGATTACGAAGTTTTACGACCTAGAGCTAAAACAACTTTCACAACTAGAAAACACAGCGATGCATATTCAAAATCAAATAGTTATAATCTATTTTTAGATGTAATAGATGGACTAGATGAGAGTAACACTGTAAAACAAATAATTATACCTTTAGTAGGTAAAGAACCAGAGAAAATGTATAATGCATTAAAAAATAGCGATTTATTTAAAGAATTAGAAACGAGATATAAAAATGATGAATTAGCTAATTTAAAAAAATATATGGATATGCTAGATGAAAGTACGCTTTCCGTTTCTTCAAAGAGAAAAACATCATCAGTAGAAGGACAAAGTTCTTCAAAGAGAAGAGGTGGTACAAGAAGATTAAAATTAAAATCAATAAGTAAAACAAGAAAAAAGATGAAAAAATAATATAATTACAATATTTTAATTATATTATCGAATATATTTACCGGTTCGAGCGAAAGAATCAATAACGTAAATAACAAAAACTCCTAGAAAAGTATATAATAAAAATTCTTCAGTAATATTGTTAGTTTTTTCGTGTTGTTGTTCTTCAAGTAAATGAATCATGTAATTAATTTTTTCCATCATTTTATCATCGAGACCATTACCATTACCGATAGCCATATTAGAATAATAAGGTTGTGCGGCTTTAGTTCTAACACGCTGATAGCTTTTATTATAATTATCGTATTTTTCAGCGTGATTATCATTAGCTTTATATTGTTGCATATTATCATTGGTAGATTTAAAAGAGTTAGAAGCAGCTAAAATGGAAGGAGCGGTAGGTGTATATTCACGATTAGAAGCCATACTATCCATATCTTTTTTAACGTTAATAGAAGGATGGGCGATAGGTTTAAATTCTCCCATCTTATTATTTTCGTGAGATAGAGAAGCATTACTCATTTGATTTAATAAATCATTAACTCTAGAAGTTTTATTATCATTTAAGGTTTGCATATCTTCAATAGAGCAAGGAGAGTTAGTTTTAGGTGTAGTAGAATTTTCAATATCAGTAAATTGCTCTACCTCATTATTTTCATTATTTTCAGGAAGTTTTTTGTAAGTTTTTCTCATAGTAGAAGTTCTTTTCTTATTAGGTTCATTATTATTCCATGGACTAGCGTATGATACTAAAGACATTTATGAATTATACTTAAAAAATGGTTAGATATTATTTTAATAAATAATAACCTAATTATGAAAAAAATGATACATAAATATATATAAATGAAAACAACAGTAGCTCAATTTATTCCTATACTATTAATAGTATTATTATTGACAAGTTCAAAAACATTTGTAAATTTAAGTTACTCTATTTTAGGGAAAGTAATAGCATTATTAATAATAGTTTTTTATACACATTTAGATAAATATGTAGGATTAATAATATGTTTATTAGTAATTATTTATTATCAAAGTGATTTTGTAGAAAATATGCTAAATACTGATGAAATAATGAATGAGATGGTTGAGAATTTCGAATCAGCTAAATTAATAAATCCAAAAGCAAAAGAGCTAAAACATACCGTAGAAGAGATACAAGAGGGTGATAAAAAAGTATCTCAATTGCAAGAAAATATGTCAAATTTGAATGAAGTATATAATATTTCAAATAAAGAGGAAAAGGAAGAAGTGAAAGAAGGTTTTACAGTAAATGATTTTCGTGATGAAAACTGTAGTGAAAATCAATTATTATATAAAAATATGGATGTAAGAAATGATATGACAACACATATATTTCCAAACGTAAAATATAATAACGATGAATGTAATGTATGCGATAATACTTGTGATTTTTCAATAGTTGAAGATAAATTAAAGAATGAAAAAGAATTATTTGCTAAATTTTCTAGGGATGAGAACCCAAAAGAGAAAGCATAAAATGTAATGAAAGTATATAATGACAGATAAGAAAAGTAAATCTTTTTCAATATTAGGATATATAAATGAAAACGTGCAAACATTAAATAACAGTAAAATATTTGCAGGAATAATGATAATAACATTAAATATCGTATCAAAGTTTGTAAATATTAAATTAAGTAAAACAATGGAATCTTATTTAAAGTATACATTTAGTAAATATGTATTGGTTTTTACAATCGCTTGGATGGGAACACGTGATATATATATTGCATTATTCATAATGTTATGCTTTATAATAATAGGTGATTTCTTATTAGATGAAGAAAGTTTCTTTTGTGTATTACCAGAGGAGTTTAAAGACCATCATTTAACAATATTAGAAGAAAATGAAAATATGGAAAAGGTAACAGAAGAAGATATTAAGAATGCAAAAAAAGTATTAGAAAAAGCGAAAGAACAAAAAAAAGAGATAGATTTTGAAAGTTATAAAATTTAGTTGTTTATGTGATGAATGTTAGTTTTATTATATGGAATAAATTATGCATATAATATAATTAGAGTAATAATAATTATGGATGGTTTAGAATTTACAATAGAGCAATTAAAAATTAAGATATATACAAATATTCCGGATAAAAGCTTACAAATGGTAGATTTTACTAGAGATTTATTATCTTATGAAGACACGAGTGATGAAGGTATTATATTAGAGAGTTTACCTTGTTTTACAAATGATATTGAATATCCATTGAATATATTAAGAAAATTAGAATATAGTGAGCGTATTAATTTTTTTTTTAATTCAGAAAAATTTACGGAAATATTAAGAACTTCTTATTCAGAAGATGATGAATTAGATGCAGAAGATGAAAATTATTATGCTCTTCGTGAAAGACGAACGCGTAAAAATATAATGACTATGATTGAATTAATTTTTCCAACAAAAGAACCTGTTAAAAATGATATACACCAATCACACGATAATTTATTATTAAAAACATCTACAAAACCACTATGGTATGATGTATTTGGAAATAAATATTTTTCGTATTTGAAAATAAATGGAAAGATTTATACTATTAAAAAAAATGTTTGGTTGAATGATATTTTAAATCACCCTGTCTATCGTAAATTAGTTGTTGAGTATCGTAAATTACGTAAATGGGCGGACGAAAAAATCCAAAGTAAAGAAAGTAAATTTAAAGATCCAAATAAGCAAATACGTGCAAATAAAGATAAATTAAAACAGTTATTTCAAGAATTAAATAATGAAATGTCTAATTTATTAGATCGAGAAGATGAAAGCGAAAAAAATAAAGTAATGGCTGTTAAATTTAAAAATGTTAAAGACGTATTAGATGGAAATTATAATGAAAGTGATTTTATAAAGATAACGGAAGACAATACTAAGTATGGTTGGATTAAAATAAGAAATACTGGTAAAGATGTAAATAAAGATGATTATGATAAATTAATAGAAAAAATTAGAAAAGAATATGATAATTTAAACAAAAATCAAACTAATATGAGCGAATTAAATGAAATTTTTGAAGAACCTATTAATAAAGTTAAAAATAATGATATTATTTTTAGACAATTCCAGGCATTTATGAATACATATAGAGAACCTATACGTAAAACATCAAATATATATTTACAAGAATTATTAGATGCAGTTATTGGAGTTACCGAAAACGAAGAAAATAATGTAAATGCAATAAAGTATTATAAGTTAATGAATGCCTTATACAAACAATATATCGCTCAAGAAATTTTAACTGATGAAGATTTACAAAATAAAAACGGCGACCCATTATTTGTTGACAAAAATAATACCATAATAAACTTATCAAATGTAGGTATTAGTTATATTAATATCGGACAAAATAATAAACCAACCAAGGAAATATATATAATGATTGATTTAATAGATGGAAAATTAACAGACGAAAATGCTGGTTGTATTTTGAAGAGTAATGTATTAGGTAATAGGTTTGAAACACAGATAAGAAAATACAAGTATCCTGAAAATAAATGGGCTGTTGATAAAAATAGAAAAATGATCTATTTAAATGAACTAGAAAAAAATAACAAAGAAAATAAAATGAATGAAAATAAAGAATTCAATCAAGATGATAAACAAGTAAGAAATAACACATATTCTAATAATGATAAAACTACAATATATAAAAATCGCTCAACATTAAATGCTAATTTTCAATCACAAATAGTAGATAATGAAAAGGAAAAAATAAACAAAATAATATCAAACATGCAACAATCTTATTTAGATCCTGAAGTACAATGTTTCAATACCAATGAATTAATTAAATGTATTAAAAATATTAAGAGTAGTACAGACCTTCAAGAAAATAGTCAAAAATTATATAATGTAATTAATTTATGGAATGAAGATATTAGATATAAAAATGATAAATTATTAGAAAAAATGATAGGTATAGAAACTAATTTATTAAGAAGAAATCTAATATTAGATGAACAATTAAAGGTAGAAAAGGTCAAAAATGATCCTACGGGTAAATATAAATTAATTATCGGTAGAGAAAAATTATTTAATGAATTATTTGATATAATAATAAAAAAATTAATTATGATTGAAAAGAAAAAAGATAATAAATTACAAGGAGGAACACGCAAGAAACTACGTAATTATAATAGAATTACTAAAAAAAAATATTAAGTATAAATAATATGACACACGATATTATTTATAATTTTTAAGAAAGTAATAATTGTTTGTTCTTTTCTTCTTTATCTATAGATGCAATTTGTTGCTTTTTTTTATTTTGTTCTTTAGCTAGTTTTAAATTTTTCTTTTCATTTTCTACTTTTTTTGCTAGCAATGCTAATTGCGTAAGAGTATGCATATGTCCTTGTGACAATGGTTTATAATTTGAATAAATATTATCTAAATTGTCTAGAAAGTTAGAAGCCTTTTTAAATTTACCAAGTTTCAAGTTTAAAGCAACCAATTGATGCAAAAGCTTAATCTTTGTTGATGTCGCACAAGTATATTTCTTTTCTTGTGCTGTAAAAAAAGCGTGTAACGCTAGTTCTTTTTTTAAAATACTGCTACGGTTATGCATTATAATATATTAAGTTAATATTTATGTTTATATTATTTTAGTTAATTGTTTAATGAAATACTGCTTTCTTATTTACAAATACTCCTACTTCATCACCTACTTCATCATCATCTTCTACAGAATAAATAATACCATTAGTTTGATCTGTTGTGTAATAAGCTATTCCTTCAATTCTAATTTCAAATATTTCTACCTCTTCCTCTTCCTCTTCCTCTTCCTCTTCCTCTTCTACTTCTTCCTCTTCTTCCTCTTCTTCTTCCTCTTCTTCTTCCTCTTCTTCTTCCTCTTCTTCTTCCTCTTCTTCCTCTTCTTCCTCTTCTTCTTCCTCTTCTTCTTCCTCTTCTTCTTCCTCTTCTTCCTCTTCTTCCTCTTCTTCTACCTCTTCTTCTTCCTCTTCTTCCTCTTCTTCTACCTCATCTTCTTCCTCTTCTTCCTCTTCTTCTACCTCAACTTCTTCCTCTTCTTCCTCTTCTTCTACCTCAACTTCTTCCTCTTCTTCTACCTCAACTTCTTCCTCTTCCTCTTCCTCTTCCTCTTCCTCTTCCTCTTCCTCTTCCTCTTCCTCTTCCTCTTCCTCTTCCTCTTCCTCTTCTTCTTCCTCTTCCTCTTCCTCTTCTTCTTCCTCTTCCTCTTCCTCTTCTTCTTCCTCTTCTTCTTCCTCTTCTTCAGTATATCTATAATCAGGCATAATTATATTTTTTGATTGTTTTCCTTCTTTGCATTCCCAATAACAATTATTGCAACGAAAATTATTTTGAATAGTTCCATCTCGAAATCTATCTAACATAATATTACATTCACTACATTTAATATCTTCTTCATCTTGTTCATCTTTACTCATAGAGAAGTATGCAGGACCAGGAAAAGTACAATGTTCCCAGCTCCATCCTTCGTCACATAGTTTTTGTTTATTTTGTTCCCAACAAGTTACACAACACCATAATTCTTGTTTTCTTCCTCTTCTAAAAGTATAATATTCTTCAAAACTTTTTTCTTTACAGCAAATCTCACAAATATTAATTTTTTCTGGTTCTACTCCTTCTAGATCTTCTTCAGTGTCATCATCTTCTTCATTATTATTGAAATAACCTCTACTATTTTCAGTATTACGAGAGTCTTCTTCAATATTATAAATAATATTTTGTTTATTATTTTCAATAATTTCAATATCACTATCAATATTAACAGAATTTATAGACATTTCTTCATAACTAGGTTCAACTTTAATTTTAGATGGATCAAATAAATTGTTATTGTTATTGTTATTTTTATTATTATTACAGCAATTATTATTACAGCAATTATTACGAAATTCAGGTAATGATTGAATTAGGTTGCGAAGGGATTTATTTTCCTTACGTAATTTTTTGTTTTTTTTAATAATACTTTGAACGCAAGGAATGCTAAGAATAGCGTTATAATTTTCCAAATACTTATTCATATTCACGTATTGTGTATCGAAATTAGAATAGGAATACTTATTCATAAAATATTCAATTTTTTATAATACAGATAGTTATCTCTTTATTATAATTCATAAGTTATTTTATTCCAATTATTAGGAATTAAATCACAAATATTGTGTTGAAGTGCAGGTCCAAACCAATTATATGGATAACATACAATTTTATCTTTAGTTTGGTTAAAAAATGATCCCCACCAACTAAAAGAGCTATTAGCAATAATATTGTGAGAACAACAACTCATAATAAGCATTTGTTCCCAATCCGGAATATTATCATCAACCTTAATAAATTCAATACTAGTAAATTTATTTTGTAATTTATTAATAAAATTAGTAACAGAATTATTATCTTGTTTTTCACAAAAATACAAAATTTTAATATATTTATGTTTGTTGTAAATATAATTAATAGAATTTTCATAATATTCATAAGGTAGTAAAGGGTGACAATTTTGAATTTGTTTATAATCACCAATACGAAAATGCATGCTAACTATAGTTCTGGCTGTATGAAATAATGTATTATAATCTCTAATAATATTTTGTTGCTTTGCGTGAATTTCAAGTAAAGTAAATATATGTTTAATATTATGTTGAAAATATTTATAACTTTGAAAATAACCATATAACATAATTTCGGTTTCTTGGTAATTAGGTATATTTGTATAGTGAAAAAAAGGTTCTTTATACTTAGGGAATTTCATTAAAGTATTATTATGAAAATTTTTATTAAGATTAGTGAATGGTATAAGAGAATAAAGGAAATTATTCCAATATGTAGGTCTTTTTACTCCTGTGGTAAGAAATTCAGTATATGGAAATATAATAGAGCGTTCATTATCGAGGCCATATGAAATAGTTGTAAAAATTTGAAATAGTTGATTACCAAGACCTCCCATTAAATAACATGATACGATACTAGTCATATTATAATAAATACGTATATATTTATGTAATTTAGAAAAACTACATAAATAATTAGAACCCAAAGTTTTCTTTCATAATATCATTTTTACTAGGGCCTTTTTGTTTTTCACTTTGACGTTTAACTTTATACACACCAGATTGTTTAGAGTTAGATTTTTTAGATCCGTGTATGCCAGTATTATCCATATCATCAGTATTTTCGTGTAATTCAGGTAAAATTCTAGTCATAGGTTTCTCAATAATTAATAACATATGTTCTGTTTTCATTAATTTACGATATTCTTGAATATTAAGATTACCATAAAATTTATCAAGAAGGTAATGCGGATCAGGTGCGGGTTTAATATTTTTTTGAAAATCATAAACTTTACTATAAATTTTGTTAAGTAAATGATATCTTTCAAATTTCATAGAATCATCAATATTTTCCTTAAGTAAATATGCAACAGCACATTCTGGTCTGCAAAAAGAGCCATATCCACATAATTCCAAATCGAATTCATATTTAGGAATATAACAAGGTGGATTATCAAATTCGTAAGTGCACCAAAAGCAAGCAGATTTCTTATCAGGGTTATTATTTTTATAAAGTTGAATTTTAATTTGTTTTAATTTAGTATTAATATCTTTAATATCAATATCATCATCATCTTCAATAGGAGGTTTGTTTTCAACAGGTTTGCTAATTTCGGTATCAATATGTGTTTTTAAATTACTAGAAGATTGGTATGCATTATCTTCATTATATTGAATATCGTCAGTATTATCTTGAATAGAAAATTGTGTAAAATTATTATTATTTTGAGGATTGTAAGCCTTAATATCAGGTGGTGGATTAGGTACATATTGTAAATGATCGTTACTAATTTTATTATCATTAAGATCATCTAAGCTGCATTTTAGATGTAGAATAATATTACTAATAGCTAATTTATCATTATTACTAGTATTAGGTGTATTAATAATTTTCCCACCCTTAGGTTTTCTACCACGTTTCTTATGTACTTTATCAACAACAGTATTAGTACCATTGTTAGTATTTTCAGTATTAGTAAGTTCCTTCTTCTTACGTCCCCTCTTTTTTTTAATTTCTTCTCCAGTAGTGTTATCCATTAGATTATTAATAAATACAAAAAAAAGTATTTATATTGTTTGTAAAAAGACATAAATGAGATAATCAGTATATTAGTCACTAATTTTATTTTTACGAATATAGCAAGCTCTGCATAATGGAGTGTAATTAGAAGAGCCAATAACAACTTGTTCTATTTCATTAGTAATTCTATGTGAGAATATAGCTTTTTTTCCACATTGGCACTTAGCGTGAAGTTTTGTAACATTATCACACAATGGTAATAAATCAGCAATTTGCCCGAATTTAATACGTTTAAAGTCGCCATCAAGACCACAAACAAATACAGTTTTATTTTGTTTTTCTACCAGTGTGGTAACAGTATTATATAAATCTGTAAAGAATTGTCCCTCATTAATTAAAATGATAGAGCTATTTATAATTTCGTTATTATGTATAATATCGTGAAGGTGGTTGCATTGTATGCAAGGAATCATAACTTTATCGTGTGTGGAAAGCATAGTATCGTGGTATCTAGTATCATTGACAAAATTAACAGCAATAACATTTTTATCAAGTTGTTTATACTTATTATATAACTCAACAAGATATGTAGTTTTACCTGAGAACATAGGTCCAAGAATAACCTCTAAATAGCCAATATTATCTTCCATTATATAAATAAAAATATGTTATAAAATATGTATTTAAACTAAAATCAATTTTCTTAGAATAATATAAAAAAAATATAATAGATAAACATAATGAATAAATCAAATGAAAACATACCTTGGGTAGAAAAGTATAGACCAAATAACTTTAATAATATAGTATTAGACCCATCAAATAGAGTAATATTTAAAAATATATTAGATACAGAATATTTTCCAAATTTGTTGTTTTATGGACCTCCCGGAACAGGAAAAACAACAACAATAATGAACTTAATAACAGAATATAATAATAAGTATAATCCAAATAGTAAGGGTTCAGTAATACATTTAAACGCATCAGATGAAAGAGGAATAGATATAATAAGAAATCAAATATTTCAATTTGTGAAATCGAATAATTTCTTTACAAGCGGTTTAAAATTTGTAATATTAGATGAAGTGGATTATATGACAAAAAACGCCCAACATGCATTAAAATATTTGTTACAAATATCTTCATATAATGTACGTTATTGTTTAATATGTAATTATATAAGTAAAATAGATGAGTCATTAAAGAACGAATTTATTTGTATTCGTTTTAATCAATTACCGAAAAAAGAGATTTATACTTTTATAAAAAAAATAACGGAAAATGAAAAGTTAGATATTAAAGAAGAAACTATAGAAATGATTCAAAATATGTATAATTCGGATATACGAAGTATGATAAATTTTATCCAGTTACATCAAAATTACGATGGATTAGAAACAATAATAGTAACAAATAATAATTGGAAAAATATGAAAGAAATATTAGAAAATAGCGATAATAACAATTTACATATGTTTATCCATGAAATAAGCATAAAATATAATATAGATAAGAAAACAATAATAAAACAATATTTTAATTATATAATTCGTAATTATCCCGAATTAATAACAACTGAATATTTGAATAAATTAGAAGTAATACTACACACAGATGGTTTGAATGTGAATCATATAATAGACTATATTAAAAATATAATAAAGTAATAAGTAGTATAAAAAATTGATATAAAGTTCATTACATTATATTTATTAGAAAGGTATTTAAAAAATGAATATAGATGATGAATGGAGTAAATTTATGAATAATGAAGAAACAGATAGTGATAATGAAAAAGATTTAATAACAGATAATATCAATAGTTTGGAACCTCCAGAATGTGAAGAATTATATATTTCAACAAAAACTAAGGTATTGTTTTTAAATCAAGAAATAGATATATCAAGAATATTTTGGAATTTACCAATAATAGATTACGGAAGTGCAAGTAATGGTATAGTAAAAAAGCAAATGAAAATGGTATCGAATAGTAAAGAAGAATTTGAAGAATATAAACAAAAATTACTAGGAATTAAGTATTATACAGAAAATATTGTAAAACAAATAGATAATCCAACAGCAAGAAGAATAAAGTATAAAGATGAAAGAAAAATAACAATAGGATTATCAAAAAAAGATATAATGAATTGTAGAGGTAAGGTAAAAAATGCTTTTTATAATTGTTTTGCAATTATAGTGAGATTTAGATTTGAAGGTGTATTTCGTGAAATTCATATAAAAGTATTTAATACCGGAAAATTGGAAATTCCAGGTATATTGAATGTATCATTATTAGACATAGTAAAAGAAATGTTATTGAAAATTCTAAAGCCATATATGGAAGTAAAACTAGATTACATCGAAAATGAAAAAGAAGATAACGTATTAATCAACTCAAATTTTAATTGTGGATATTATGTAAATCGCGATAAATTATACTCAATATTAAGAAGTAATAAATATGGTATAGAAACAGCATATGATCCGTGTAGTTATCCTGGTGTAAAGAGTAAATTTTATTTCAATAATGAAATAGGATTTAATAAAGAAACTCAATTAGGACAGTTAGTTAAAAAAGACAGGACAATGAAAATGAATGAATTAGATGATACAAACAAATATACGGAAGTATCTTTTATGATATTTCGCACAGGTAGTTGTTTAATTGTTGGTAATTGCACGGAAAAGATACTGTACTTTGTTTATAATTTTATAAAACAATTATTACACGATGAGTTTTATGAGTTATATACAAAATGCGATGATATTGTAGTAAAAGAAAAAAAAACAAAGGTCCGGAAAAAAAATATTGTATTAACACAAGAATATTATAATAGTGTTGTCAAATAGGTTGATATAACCAATGAACGAGTTCTTTCATATTATCTTGTTGTATTTTTTCATAAAACATATTATCTTCTACATAAAATTTCGTTAATATTATTTCATTTTTATTAATATCATTTTTGTGTTTTATTTTACATAACTCTTCTAGTAATTTACAATATATGTAAAAATCCATAGTAGTTTTATTTCTGATATATTCTAAAATTTTATTTGTAATATCAATATTATCCATTTGTTTAATACAAGTTAATAAATAGTTTCTACAAATATGAATACGATTTTTTGTAGTTATTTTATTATTATTCCAATATAATAGAGTATTTATAAATGTGTATAATACATTCATAAGTTCATTACAATTATCTATATTATATATACTATCGGTATTCAATGTCATAATATTACATATAGAATCTGTATTATTACCAGATTTATTTTGCAATTCAAATATA